GCCAATGATTAATGTGGCATTGAGCGGTAAATTAGATGGTGGTATTATTCCTGGTCTTACTATGTGGGCAGGACCATCAAAACATTTTAAGACTGCTTTTAGTTTATTGATGGCAAAAGCTTACATGGACAAATACCCTGAAGCGGTATTGTTATTCTATGATTCAGAATTCGGAACACCTGTCAAATACTTTGAAACATTTCAGATTGATATGGACAGAGTTCTACACACACCTTTGACTGACATTGAGCAGTTGAAGTTCGATATAATGCAACAGCTTCAAGAAGTGAATCGTGGTGATAAACTCATCATTATATTAGATAGTATTGGTAATCTAGCATCTAAGAAAGAAGTAGAAGATGCACTTGAAGGTAAATCTGTTGCAGATATGAGCCGTGCTAAACAAGTTAAATCATTGTTTAGAATGGTAACACCTCACCTCAACTTAAAAGATATTCCAATGGTAGTTGTAAATCATACTTACAAAGAGATTGGTATGTTCCCAAAGGATATCGTTGGTGGTGGCACAGGTTCTTATTACTCAGCAGACAACATTTACATTCTTGGTCGTCAACAAGAGAAAGATGGCACAGAGATTGTAGGTTACAATTTTATTATTAATGTGGAGAAATCTCGTTATGTTAAAGAGAAATCTAAAATTCCTATTTCGGTCTCCTTCGATGGTGGTATTCAAAGGTATTCTGGCTTGGTCGACATTGCGATTGAGGGTAATTTTATTTCTAAACCATCACCAGGTTGGTATGCAAAAGTTGACCAGAAAACTGGAGAGATTGGTGACAAAGTTCGTTTTGATGCCACGCAAACAGATGAATTTTGGCAACCATTACTCAAAAACGAATCGTTTAAGGAATTCGTAAATGGAAAATATGGTATCGCATATGGAAACATTATGGGAGAAACTGCAATTCTGGAAGAAGAAACGGACGATGCTTAAAGAAGGTATTGACTACACCTTTTTAGATTTTGATAATTCTGAAATAACAGGAGTGGCACTATTGAATGAAGAATTCAATGGTGTCATTTACCATTATAATAAAGCAAGAGTTGTTGAAGAAGGTGAAATTGCAAGACTTCAATTCGGATATACTATTGTTCATCCAGGTAATTTTAACATAGATGACTTGAATAGTAACGAAAAATTTCGTATAATTATGGGTGACATACTCACCGAAATATTGACTAGAAAAACACAAGATGAACAGATTAGAACAGATTATTCTAAAGAACCTGATACACAATGAAGAATATACCAGAAAAGTTCTTCCTTTTATAAAGGGAGAATATTTCTCCGACCAAACCGAAAAACTTGTATTCAAAGAAGTTTATGATTTCGTAAACAAATACAAGAATCTTCCAACACACGAATCTCTCGTAATCAACATTACAGAGAAAACAAATCTTACTGAACCTCAAGTAAAAGAATCGATTGACCTTCTCAGAGATATCGAACAAACAAAAGATGATAAGGTTGAACTGCAATGGTTGACCGAACAGACAGAAAAGTTTTGTCAAGATAAAGCAATCTACAATGCCATTATGGAATCTGTATCGATTCTTGATGATAAGAATGGCAAAAAGGCCAAAGGTGAAATTCCACAATTACTTGCAGATGCACTTGGTGTATCTTTTGACAGTAATGTTGGCCACGATTACATGCAAGACTTTGAAGAACGATATGATTTCTATCATCGTGTAGAAACCCGTGTTCGTTTTGACCTTGATATCTTTAACAAGATTACAAAAGGTGGTTTGCCAATCAAAACTTTGAATATTGCACTTGCAGGTACAGGTGTTGGTAAATCCTTGTTTATGTGCCATGTGGCCGCAAGTTGTATCAGTCAAGGTCATAATGTGTTGTATATCACACTTGAAATGGCAGAAGAAAAGATTGCGGAACGAATCGATGCTAATTTGCTAAATATTGATTTGAATGAATTACAAACAATCAGTCGTGGTGATTATGAAAGAAAGTTTGATGTGTTGAAATCTAAAACACAAGGTAAACTCATCATCAAAGAATATCCGACTGCAAGTGCCTCTGTTTTACATTTCAGAGCATTATTAAATGAATTGCGTTTGAAAAAGAACTTTAAACCAACTATTATCTTCATTGACTATCTAAACATTTGTTCGTCAGCAAGAATTAAACCTGGTGGTAATGTGAACAGTTACACATACATTAAATCTATTGCAGAAGAACTTCGTGGTCTTGCCGTTGAGTTTGCACTACCTGTTGTTTCAGCAACTCAAACAACTCGTTCTGGTTTCAGTAATTCGGATCCAGGTCTTGAAGATACTTCAGAATCTTTTGGTTTGCCTGCAACTGCCGATTTTATGTTTGCACTTGTATCAAATGAAGAACTTGAAGGTCTAAATCAAATTCTCGTTAAACAATTGAAGAATCGTTATTCTGACCCCAACTATTACAAACGATTTGTTGTCGGTATTGATAGAACAAAAATGCGTTTGTATGATGCAGAACAAACTGCACAAGAAGGTCTTGCTGACGCAGGACAAGATGATGACACACCATCATTAAATACTTTTGGTGGTCGTGAAAGAAACTTAAATGCGAAGTTCGATGGCATCAAGGTATGAGTTTGACAAAAGACCAAGCGATACATTGTGCGAGTGTATTTTCAAATTATTTTGACCGATTTGAAAGAATCGATGATTACATTCGTGACCAAAAACTGAATAGTCTTTCAGAAAGGCCAACTGCCTTATTTGGCATGGGACCTGAAGAGGATTTGTTTTCAGATTTCTCAATTAACCCAAGTGACATGCAATTTGAACTTGTTGAATTGCCACAAGATACTTGGGACATTTATCTCAATATGATTTCATCACACTCAAATATGACCAGTATTCCTGGCCGTTGTTTAAGATTGGCAATCTTAGAAAAGAAAACAAAGAAGTGGGTTGGTTTCATTCGACTAGGTTCTCCTGTTATCAATATGAAACCTCGCAATGAAATGCTTGATGGTGTATTCACACAAACACCAGAATCTTCTAAAGCATTTAATCACACCTCGATTATGGGTTTTGTGATTGTGCCTGCTCAACCATTTGGTTTCAATTATCTAGGTGGTAAATTATTGGCAGCCATTTGTTGTTCACATGAAATCCGTGAAATGCTCAACAAGAAGTATGGTATGAATACTTGTTTGTTTGAAACCACCAGTCTTTATGGTAGTTCGAAATCTTCTTCACAATATGATGGCATGAAACCTCTGTTAAGATTTAAAGGACTTACCGATTCTAATTTTCTTCCAATGATGCATGGCAAACCATATGAAGATTTGAAAGATTATGTTGAAGGTATTGTAGGTGAGTTTGTGCCCGCCGATGCATCTTCTCGCAAATTGAAAATTTCTAATGCCATTATTTCAATGACTAAAGTGGCACTCAAAGGAACACCTGAAGGTGAGAAGTTCGGTAAAACGATTGAAAATGCCTTATTGTTGACAGAAAAGAAACGGTATTATGCCTCAAATTATGGATTCAGTAACTTTACCGATGTGGTTATGGGAAGAACAGATAAGTTGATACCAGACAAAGAGAACTATGACAAACACTATCTGGAATCGATTATAGAGTGGTGGAAGAAGAAAGCACAATCCAGATATGATAATCTAAAGAATGAAGGAAGATTGCGTTCCGAGATTGAAGTCTGGACAGGCGAAAAAGAACTTGACATTATCAGGTAATTGAGTTAGCATAAATACTCTATTAATCATTGAATGGAGTATTAAATGGCCGGTAATGCGATAGAAACCGCTAAACAAGAAAACGGTTCTAAAGTTTACTTTCGAAAAGTCATAGAAAACACTAAGAGTCCTACTGAAAGTGAATTGTTTTCAGAAGTGACCAAAGTGTATCCTGATTTAGCAAAAAATGCATCCTTACGAGAAGTGTGGATGTCAACATATGCTAAACAAGGTGCCGCTTTAAAAAAGTATCTTGGAAACAATAAAGGTTACAATTATTCCCGTGATGAAAGAGATGGTTTTATGACCTTCATTGAAGATATTGCAAAAGGTCGTTGTGGTGTTAAGACTAAAGATAATTGGGATCCTGCCGACATTTATATGGTGAGAGCATCAAAAGAAAGAGCAATTCGTAAACACATAGATGAAATTACCAAAGCGTCTGATGAAATGGCAAATATCTATTCCTTAAATTCTTACATGAGAGAATTAATCGTTAGTAAAGATTTGGTGCCTATTTCATTAAAAGCCATTTCAAAAACGAAAACAACTGCTGATTTGGAACTCTCTAATATGGGTTCAAAAGGTAAACAAAAAGAAATTTCTTTTGAAAATATTGGACCTTTGAAATGTTATTCGAATTTTGGAACCAATACAAAAACACCAACAGAAATTGACAATGGTGAAATTGCAGGACAGTTTAAAGCAGGAGAGAGTGTTGTAAATTGGCAGACAAGAAATTTCAATATGTCAACACCTAGAGGTGGTGTTCAAACCGATTTAACGCCAACAGGTAAAGATGCCGGTGCTAAAATCGGTAAAGCTTCTGCTGATGCTATTGACGATTTCTTTGCAAAGAATTATAATAAGCTTGGAATTTTAAGACCAGTTAATGCAGGTAAAGACCCACACATTCCCGAAGTAGGTAAGTGGTCAAAGGAAACACGCAAGTATTGGTTAGATTTTCAAAAAGAATTAAGTAAGTTTAAAGTTAATGGCAAACCTATTGACTTTGGTCTTTTAGAAGTTAAATATAAAAATAAAACGGTATCAAAAAATAGTTTTGAAAATGTTTTGGACTATTGTATAAGAGAAGAAAAATCTACAAGATATGCTGCAGGTCGTCTTTCTTCTAAATTGACTTGTTTAAGATGGGCATATGCATGGGCATTAATTGAGAAAAAAAACTTAATGGATGAATGGTTAAAAACTCTTTATTATGGTGCTAAAAAAGAATTTAGAGATACAAACGGACCTTTCGTAAAGATATACTAATGAAATTCACAGAATACTTAACAGAAGCCAAAGAAGGCAAAAATGTTCACCTTGAACATATTGAGGATGAAGTTCTCAATCGTGGTGTTGTGGGTGCGAGAGATGCAATCAATTTCTTACAATCATTAAGAGATATGCTTGCGGGTCATGCACAATCAAAAGTTAATGTCACAACAAAATGGGATGGTGCACCTGCAATCTTTTGCGGAACCAATCCTGAAAATGGTAAGTTTTTTGTTGGCACAAAATCGGTGTTCAATAAAAATGCTAAGTTAAACTACACAGAAGATGATATCGATACAAATCATCCAAGTGGTGGTTTAAATGAAAAACTTAAAGTTGCATTACGATATCTTCCAAAACTCGGCATTAAAGGTATTCTTCAAGGTGACATGATGTTCACCAAAGGTGACATTAAGAAAGAAACTATTGAGGGCGAATCTTATATTACATTTCAACCAAATACGATTGTATATGCAGTACCAACAGATTCCAAATTATCGCAGACAATGTTAGCTGCACAAATTGGTGTTGTATTTCATACCTCTTATACAGGTCGAACAATGGAAGATATGAAAGCATCTTTTAACATTGACATTGGTCGTTTAACACCAACAAAAGATATTTGGTTCAGAGATGCATCGTTTACAGATGCTTCTGGTTCTGCAACTTTCACCGAACAAGAAACAAAAGACATAACATATCTTCTATCTTTAGCAGGTAGAACTTTTCAATCAATTAATTCATTAGTTTTGAATCGCATTTCATCAAGTGAATCTATCTTAACTTATATCAAGACATTCAACAATACAAAGGTTCGTGAGGGTAAAAAGATAACAAATACTCAATCACATACACTTGAATTGATTCGTTGGGTAGAAGCAAAATTAAATAAAGACATTGCAGATGTGAAGAAAGCCGAAACAAAAGCAAAAAGAACAAAAGAAAAAACTGAGATTATGCGTTTCTTTAGAACAAATGCCGCACAATTAAGATTCATTTTTGATTTACAGAACTTATTGGTTGATGCAAAATTAATGATTGTTCGTAAATTAGAATCAATTCGTTCAATTGGAACATTTGTGAGAACAGATACAGGTTATAGAATTACTGCACCAGAAGGTTTTGTGGCAGTAGATAAATTAAAAGGCAATGCAGTTAAATTGGTCGATAGATTAGAATTCAGTCAAGCCAATTTCAACGCCGCAAAAAATTGGAGCAAATGATGGCATATGATTTAAGTAAAATTTTGGCAGAATATGGTGAAGATGATTTTGGATTTTCTGCCGTATCTGAAGAAGAATACAATAGAGTTATATCTGAAACTGCTGACACCGCAGAAGAATACAAAGCAAAATTAGACCAAGTTGAAAAATTAGTTCTTCCTTTTTTCACCAAACTATTAAAAACTGCTGATAAAGAATATATCTATTGGCCAAATCGCAAGGCACTTGTTGAATCACAAATACAAAAGATTCTAGCTTTGACAAGAGGATAAATTGAAAAACTATAAAAAATACATTACAGAAGGCACAGGCCTGCATGTATTTGATATTGATGAAACTTTGTTTAAAACAAGTGCAAAGATTCATGTGAAAGACCCTTCGGGTAAAACTGTCTCTAAATTGAGTAACCAAGAGTTTAATGACCACAAATTAAAACCTGGTCATTCGTATGACTTCAAAGAATTCAAAAGTGCGAAAAAGTTTCACGATGAATCCGAACCAATTCATCCGATGATTAATAAGTTAAATGCAATTCATAAGAATATTAAAGAAAAAGGACACAATAGTAAAATCATTATGAATACTGCTCGTGCAGATTTTGATGACAAACACACCTTTTTAAATAAGTTTAAGAAACATGGTATCGATGTAAATGATACACACATTCATCGTGCCGGCAATATACCTGGTAATCAACCGCCAGCAGAAAAGAAAAATGTAGTTTTAAGAAAACACTTGAATTCAGGAAATTATCATCATGTTCACATGTATGATGATAGTAAAACAAATCTAAATCATTTTTTAAAATTGCAAAAAGAATATCCAAAAATCAAATTTCATGCACACCATGTTACGCATGAAGGTAAAACAAAAAAACATATTCACGAAGCCGCATACGCAGGTAATATTGGTGCGATGGAAATGTTTAAGTTTTTTGAAAAGGCAAATGCACAACAAAAAGATAAACTCAAAGAGTTTATCCGTAAGAAAGAAAACAAAGCTGCATGGCAGTTAGTTCAAGATGTTACTGGCGTGAAACTACATAAAAGTGTGCATGAAGAATATGGTGCAGGTGAAGATGGTACGAATGAACTTCGGAAGAAATATCAAAAAGACACACCAGGACAAAAAATTAAATCATTTACTGATTATGTAAAGACTAAGTAAATATATCATTGGAGTTTATTATGAAAGACATTGTGGTTGGGTGTATCACCGGGTACACATTTGATAAAATTAAACCTTGGGTCAATTCTTTAGACCGTTGTGGTTTTGATGGCGTAAAGGCCATGATTTGTTATAATGTAGATTATGAAACTGTGGAAGAACTTGTCAAAAGACAATATACAGTTCTAGCGTTCGGTAAGAACGACAATCTCAAAA